TGGAATCATCCTGTAAAAGCATATATAGCTAAGAGGCAAATACCAGCACAACAGCACTATCGGCTTTACTACACGCCCAAGTTCAAAGGATGGATCAACAGTATCGTCCCAAACAAATTCGAGAACGTAGGTAAAGACGAACCTCGGCTGGTAATTCCTTTTTTAGACGAGCGAAAGCGAGTCTTCGGTGTGTCGGCCCGAGGGTTTGATCCTAAGGGAATACGTTATATCACCATCATGTTCGATGAGCGACCAAAGATCTTCGGACTGGATACTGTTGATTTCAATAGAGAATACTATATAGTCGAAGGTGCTATAGATAGCATGTTCATTCGTAATTCTGTAGCTATGAATGGCGCGGAAGGTAATGTTAGCTCTTTAAGATGTATACAGAATGGTGTTTTTGTTTTTGATAATGAACCTCGTAATAAAGAGATTAACAAGCGAATGGAAAAGGTAATCGACAAAGGTTATAAAATTTGTATCTGGCCTTCCAACTTGCCAGGTAAAGATATTAATGAAATGATCTGTAACGGGCATAAAGATGTTCAAGGTGTACTTCGGGATAATACATTCCAAGGTTTGACTGCGAAGCTTAAGTTTACAGAGTGGAGACGATCATGAACATTGAGAAAAAAATGACTCACATTTGGATAGGACCTAATAAGCCTCCTCTCCAATGGATGAACACTTGGAAAGAAAAGCACCCAGATTGGGAGTACAGCGTTTTTACTGATGAAATGCTTTGGAATCGCAAGTGGTACAATCAACATCTGATTGAAGAATACTATCGTCGTAAAACATGGGCCGGTGTGGCTGATCTCATTCGATATGAACTCATATTTGAACAGGGTGGTTACTGGCCAGAAGCTGATTCAGAATGCTTACATCCTATCGATGAATTGTTTACAGCACCTGCTCATCATGCTTATACTGTGTTTGAAAATGAAAAAGTCTTACCAAAATCGATATCACCTATTCATGCTGCAAATCCAGGCAATCCATTCTTAGATATTATTCTTCGTAAGCTACATCAACTCAGGCCTGAACAGTTACATGAAAAGCCTCACGAGTCTACAGGTAATTTCTTCCTTGCTCGTACTTGGCCAGAACACTCGGATCTATTAACGATCTTCCCCTCTCATTACTTTATACCGCAATGGTATAGATATGGGTCTCCTCGATACAATGGCCCAGACAAGGTTTATGCCGAGCAACATTGGGGCTCAACCGCAACCGACGGCGGAATGCCTTGGTTAAAAGATTATTCGCAAGGAGTTTAAATGTATCTGTCACACAAATATAAGATCTTAATATTGCGTACTCCTAAAACAGGAAGTAGTAGCTTATCTGAGTTCTTAATTCGAAACATTGATGATCCTGACGCGATCTATACAGAAATCGATGATACAAACATCCCAGGAACGTTAGATCCTGACATAGTAAATCGCAACAAACCTTATAAGTATTTCCACTTCAGTTTAGAAGATCTGATAAGGGAAGGAGTCATCACTCCTAGTGTAATACATAATTATAGATGCATTTCTGTTCTACGAGATCCTATCGACAGACAAAAAAGCTTCTACTACTTTATGAAAAAATGGTGGGCACCAAATGCACCTGCTTCTTTAGAAGAATATAAATCATTCTCACCGGATGGCTATTCACTTCGTAAAGAATACAATACCATGCTAAGACAGACTGATCTGTTAAAGTATGATGGTCATTACTACGGACAGTTTTGGCTTTATGAAAATTTAGATAGTCATATAAAGAATTTCATGAACAGTCTTGGTCTTGAGATTAAACATCCCATGCCACAACATAAGACTGGTTTCCGAAAAGATCGAGCAAATGAAATTAAGTTCGATCATGAAACTGTGTTAAGACTTCAGAATCACTTTACTGACGACTTTAGAATATACTCGCAATTGAAATATAAGGAATGGAAACAGAATGAAGGTTAATTTGGTTAGCTACAGTCAAACACCAGAAGGCTACGATTCATGTGGCGATACGGCATTAGACTTAGTAGCTTATTGTGCTAGGGTAAGTAATCCTAGCAATCAAAATAATAGTGAGACTGCTGAAAAGCTTGTCAGTTATTTGATAAGACATAAGCATTGGAGTCCATTGGAAATGGTAAGCGCTTGCCTTGAAATTGAAACAACACGTGACATAGCCCGACAGCTGCTTCGTCATCGTAGCTTTTCTTTTCAAGAATTTTCTCAACGCTATGCTAATCCACTTGAAGATCTGCAACTCGTAACTCGAGAAGCAAGACTACAGGACTTGAAGAACAGGCAAAATAGTATTCCTATCGATCAAGACGATGAACAGCAAAGACGTATTAACGAAGACTTTCGCATTAAGCAAAAGACTCTGATACGACAAACTGAAAGTTTATATAATTGGGCTATCGAGAATGGCATAGCAAAAGAACAGGCACGAGCAGTATTGCCGGAAGGTCTCACAGTATCGAGACTATATGCTAATGGAACGATACGCTCGTGGATTCATTATATTGAACTACGCTCATCGAATGGAACACAACTAGAACACATGGAGCTTGCACGAGAAATAGCGAGGGTAATTGCGAAGATATTTCCGATGGCCGCGCAGTATGCAAGCGAATAAAACAATTAAAGGAGACAACCCATGCAGCACTTAGGTATCGATATCAATACTGGTAGGGATAAGCTGTTATCAGAACAATCATTTAAACTTTTAAAAGACTACTACTGTCGTGAGGATGAAAGATCTCCTCAACAAGCTTTCGCCCGTGCTGCAGTTGCTTTCTGTGGTGGTAATTTAAAACTTGCTCAAAGAATATACGAATATGTTTCACAAGGTTGGTTTATGTATTCGTCTCCAGTTCTTTCAAACGCTCCACTCAAAGGAGAGAAGGCAAAGGCATTACCCATTAGTTGCTTTCTAGCTTATGTACCAGATACACTTGATGGACTCATCGATCATAGTAATGAGTTACGTTGGTTGTCTGTAAAGGGTGGCGGCGTCGGTGGACATTGGTCAGACATCCGTGCTGTAAGTAAGAAAGCACCAGGTCCTATGCCATTCCTACATACTGTCGATGCTGACATGGTTGCTTATCGTCAAGGACGTACGCGGAAGGGTTCGTACGCGGCATACATGGATGTTGATCATCCCGATATTACTGAGTTCGTGAATATGCGTATTCCTACTGGTGATGTGAATCGTAAGAATCTGAACCTCCACCATGCGGTTAATATTACAGATAACTTCATGCGTGCAGTTGAGCAGAATGCTGATTGGGAATTACGTGATCCTGCTGGTAACGATGTACGTGAAACTGTTCAGGCTCGTCGACTATGGGAGCATATTCTCGAAACTCGTTATCGTACTGGTGAGCCTTACCTCAACTTTATTGATACTGCTAACCGAGCTTTACCCGAAGCTCAAAAGCAAAAAGGTATGAAGATCCGAGGATCGAATCTATGTAATGAGATTCACCTTGTGACCAACGAAGATCGTACTGCGGTTTGTTGTTTATCATCGGTAAATCTTGAAGCTTATGACGAGTGGAAAGATACTCCTATGGTTAAAGATCTTACGGTGTTCCTTGATAACGTACTTCAATTCTTTATTGATCATGCTGGTGATGAAATCTCCCGTGCTCGATACTCAGCTCAACAAGAACGTTCATTAGGTCTTGGTGCTATGGGTATGCATTCATACTTCCAAAAGAATCGTATTCCATTCGACAGTCCAGAAGCTGTAGCTAAAAACGAAGAGATCTTCTCTTATATTAAAGCAAAAGCTGTTGAAGCTACTCTCGAAATGGGTAAGCGACGTGGTGAAGCTCCTGATATGGAAGGAACTGGTCGTCGCAATGCTCACATGCTTGCTATCGCACCTAACGCTAACTCTTCTATGATTGTAAATACGAGTCCAAGTATTGAACCTTGGAAAGCAAATGCATTTACTTCTCGTACAAGGGTGGGAAGTCACCTAAATAAGAATCCGTACCTTGAACAAGAACTCGAGAGTATCGGCAAAAATACAGACGAGATCTGGAGCATGATTATCACTAACGGTGGATCTGTTCAGCATCTCGACTTTTTAGACGATCATGTTAAATCAGTATTTAAAACAGCGATTGAATTGGATCAGCTGGCACTTATTAAATTAGCAGGTGATCGACAAAAATACTTATGCCAAGGGCAATCATTAAATATCTTCTTCCCAGCAGGAGCAGATAAAAGAACCCTGCACCAAGTGCACTATCAGGCATGGAAACAAGGATGTAAAGGACTATACTACCTGCGAACAGAAACCTCTAATAGGGCAGAGAATGTCGCTCAGAAGGTAGAACGAGAAAAGCTTGACGATATTATTAATCCAAACACAGTTAAATTTAGCAACAGTAGCGAGCCGGATCAAAACGAATGTCTGGCTTGTGAAGGATAAAACAGAGGAATAAAGATGGAAGTATTAATTTACACAAAGAGTAACTGCCCTTTCTGTGAAAAAGCTAAAGCATGGTTTACTCAACACGGGCATACCTATACACAAGTTGTTCTAGACGATGAAGAACAACGTTTAGCTTTCTATCAAAAAATGTCAAACGGTAAAGAGGTTCGTTCGGTTCCTCAGATCTTTATCGATGGAAAGATGATAGGTACATATAATGATTTGATGGCAATCGCCGATAAGCTTGTTAAGAAGCAAGGTGGCCTGATGGAATTTTCAGAAACATATAAGCCATTCCATTATCCTTGGGCTGTTGAGATGACTACTCGACATGAAAAGGCTCACTGGATCGAAGACGAGCTTGATCTATCAGAAGATGTATCAGATTGGAAAGGTGGAAAGATTACACCAGTTGAAAAAGAATATGTCACGAACGTATTAAGACTGTTTACTCAATCTGATGTAGCAGTAGGTCAAAACTATTATGATCAATTTATTCCTAAGTTCAAGAATAATGAGATTCGTAATATGTTAGGATCGTTTGCAGCTCGTGAAGGTATTCATCAACGTGCTTATGCTCTACTTAACGAAACATTAGGTCTACCAGACAGCGAGTACCATGCATTCCTCGAGTACTCAGAAATGGCTGACAAGATTGAGTATATGCGTAAAGCTGATACTAATACACTGCGTGGTCTTGGCCTGTCTTTAGCTAAGAGTGTATTCAACGAAGGTGTTGCTCTTTTTGCTTCGTTCGTAATGCTGTTGAACTTCCAACGTTTCGGTAAGATGAAAGGTATGGGTAAAGTTGTTGAATGGTCTATACGAGATGAGTCCATGCATGTGGAAGGTAACTCGAAACTATTTAAAGCTTTTTGTAAAGAGCATAGTCGAGTTGTTGACAATGATTTCAAAAAGGAAATATATGATATATCGCGAGACATCGTAGAACTTGAAGATAAGTTTATCGATCTTGCTTATGAGCTTGGTACAATCGAAGGCCTCGAGGTCGGAGAAGTGAAGGAGTACATTCGTTATATTACTGATAGACGTTTACTTCAACTTGGCATGAAGCCAAACTTTAAGGTGAAGGAAAATCCTCTACCTTGGTTAGAATGGGTACTTAATGGAGCAGACCATACTAACTTCTTCGAGAATCGAGTAACTGAATATGAAGTTGCAGGTTTATCAGGAAGTTGGGACGATGTCTACGCTGCCTGAAAACCCAGGACTACTTCCGTATGGTAGTAATGTTAGCGCTCCGGCAATTCAGTTGCCGGATACCGCTACATTCAAATCTGAACGAGGTACTAATGCTGCTCGATATTTCGAGGAAAGGTTAGCAAAACTAAACCGAGAATATGAAGAGCTCGTCGAGTTAAGTAGACAAACTCAAATGGTATATGATGCGGTGTATAATTTTGTCCCACGTGTCGGTCATATATACTACTTGTACGCCGATGGAAATCAGTACATGTTGAGTATGATTGAAAATTGGAATCGATTCGAGTGCCTAGGTGCTTACCGTTTTACCTCTGATAATGTGTGGGAAAGAGTTGATGATTAATAAAGATACATTTCAAAAAGTAGTTGATCAACTTAAAGACGAAGGTAAGTATCGAGTCTTTAATGATATCGTAAGAGAGCGTGGACAATTTCCAAGAGCAACTTGGTATGGCAAATATGCTCCTAAAAATATAGTCAATTGGTGCTCAAACGATTATCTTTGTATGGGCCAAAATCATTATGTGATCGAAGCTATGCAAACTGCTCTCGATAAGACTGGTGCTGGTAGTGGAGGTACTCGCAACATCGGCGGTACCTCTCACTTTCATGTAACACTAGAAAAAGAATTAGCAATACTGCACGATCGTGAGTCTGCTTTACTTTTCACCTCAGCCTATGTCGCGAACGAATGGGCTCTCATCGCTCTATCTAAAATCATTCCTAATATTCGTTTCGTAAGCGATACCATGAATCATGCTAGTATTATCATGGGCATTAAACACTCTGGTGCAGAAAAGGTGTTATTTGAGCACAATAACATGGAAGAACTCGAAGCT